CGTTGGGCAAGTTGGCAGCCTGCTTGCGATAGGTCATGAACTTGATGCCTGGACCTTCGCCAACTGTACCCTTGATGAGATCGCCCAAGACTTCGTCAGGCAAGCGCACGTCTACCATGTCGCCGTCCTTGTTAGGCTCCTGCAGCAACTCTGACGCAAAGTACCACGAACGAGGCGTAGCGAACGCATAGCTGTCTGTGCTGGGCTGGAAGTTCATCAAGTCGTTGGGTTGGAAGCTGAGATAACCCACCACGTCCTTGTGCACGCGGTTAAGCAGTGCCCATTCTTTCCAGTCGTCGATGCTGACGTCCAGCGTGACGTGCGAGAAGCGATTGGCCAACGGCATGGGCATGTTATATGCAACACCCTTGTCTTTCACGCGGTTACCAGCAGCAACGATCACCACGTCCTTGGGCAGCTCGTAAGTGCCAATCTTGCGATTGAGGATCACCTGGTAGGTAGCTGCTTGAACGCTGGGCGGTGCTGCGCTCATCTCGTCAAAGAACACCAATGCACGGCTGTTGGGGTCAGTGGGCAAGTCCGACGGATTGGACCACTTGAACACTTTCTCGGTCAGCGGCACATTCTGTTCATCGCGCACCAAGTTGCCTTCTGCGTCATAGACCTTGACCTCAGCGAGATAAGGGATACCGCGCACGTCCGTTGGCTCCATCAGCGGCAAGCGGATGTCGATCAACGGGCGATTCTGTTCGCGTGCAACCTCAGCAACGATATCAGATTTACCAATGCCCGGAGGGCCCCAAACGAAGATTGGACGCTTGCGGTTGATGCTGTGTTGCAACGCCATCTTAAGGCGGGACGGAGAGATACCCGTGTTCTCGAGAACGCGGTTCTTAGTAGCTGTAGCCATTGGCTTACTCCTCTGTTTGATGTGCTACAATAGCACGTTTATAGGGTGTGTCAATAGGAAAAATCAGGCGCTCCAGTAGCTTTCGCTAGCCGGACTGCAGTGATATGGGCGGTCGTATCGCTCTTGGAACTCCTGTCCGGTGAGCAGATTCTTGCGAGTAACCAAGGTCTCGCGGATCTGAAAACGATAACCCTGCGCAGCAGGATACAACGATCCCAGCTCACGGACCTCGCGCTGCATGGCATCGAGATCTGGGCGATCATATTCGTACTTGCCGCAGAGGCGCTCGCCAGCTTTGAGGCGTCTGTCCGTTTTGTAGATTTCCATGGTGTACAGCATAGGCATACTCCCTGTTGTTCACACACAATAGCATGGATCTATAGGCTGTCAACCGTTATTTTTTCCATTGTTTTCAAGTAACTAAGCACCAAACTAACCCCAAAAGCAGGCATAAATGGGCGTTTTCCTGTGGCCATAGCCCAGCCCTCGCTGGTATATTTGTCAGCTGTGTCAGCTAGGATCTCGTCCAATTTCATGGCCCAATGCTTGCGAGCAGCGCAGCCTACAGCAGTGTCATCTGCCGTGACCATGCTGTAGTCGTGCTTAGCTATGAAACGTCTGAGCACGTTGCCGTGATCTGATAAATCTGGTACATCTATCACGGTCCTGTAGAGATAGGCTGCCCAGCCCCAGTCTCGATCACTGCTCAACTGGAACCTCGTGATCCATCCATTGTGCGCAGAACGCTTCTGTGTAGATCGGTTTCTCTGCTGGTCCAAACCCAAACCTGTCTCGGAAGCTGTCGCGGAACGCTGACCACAGCTCTGTATTGACCTCGTAGCAGGGGTCATCGCTAGGCAGTGCAGGGCTTTGTGAATGTTTCCATTTCATACACACATGTTAGCATATCTCGCTAGGCTGTCAAGCGTTTTTGAATTCCACGAATGCTCTGGCACTACCACCAACCATCTGCAGCTCAAAGTGAACTGCTGCATCAAAAGTGATGATGGTCTTGCCTCGATAGGCCCAAGGACCTCTCACAGCCCTATCCATGCCTATCAGTACCCGACCTGTTATGATCTCGTTCTCGTCACTCAGCGCTTTATAGTGATTGTAGCAGTCCATGAACAGCTTGGTACCAGTTGGTGTCAATCGCCAACCTTGGTTCACGAACAGGCTTTTGCGAGTTGCCAGCAGATCCTGTTCAGTTACTGGACCTTGTTCGTCTAGTAGATTGGTTACAATAGCACTGGCCATGCCATGCTCTTGGATCCATTTGAGAGGACCATAGGGTCCGTGATCCCAGAGATCTTGATGAGGCCAATCTGTCTTGTTCACTCATTATTTAAGAGTGATCAGAAGCTGCCGCCGTCCTGCTTGATCTCTGCGCTCATGATCTGAGATTGCAGATCTATCACCTTGTCTGCCAGTTCTGATTGCCTTGCCAGCAGCACAGAGATGCTGGATGCCAACATGTCTGCTTCGTGCATGTTGAGGCGTATTTCCTTGCTGTTGGAAATCTTAGCTATGCGATGCTTTTCCAAGAAGCTGCGTACCTGATTGATCTCGTCGCTCATGCTTTTGACATCCTCTTTTTCTGTGCCATGGCATTCTGCATCTCCAGCTTGGTCCTGAACGGTCCTATGAACGCATTCTCTTCCAATGTTTGCGTGCGTGGGCAGTAGCTGCCAGTCCAACCGTGTTCAAAGTCCAGAGCATAGTAGCCTGCAGCAAAGCGTGCCTTGCCCTTGGCTGTCTTGGCATAGGTAACTATGTCACCTTCTTCAACGTCAAACACTGCCTTGTGCTTGATCGGATAGCCGTTGATCTGGCCTATCTCATCTTCCTTGTCGTCGTCTGATTCGCGAGGCTCTATGGTCAGCATGCCACCTAGATATTTGGTAAGCTCGTCGGCATTTGCAAACAGCTTGCGATCAAAGGGACCAATGACCTTGAAACCATCCACGGTTACGGTTACCAAACCAGTGTTGCTGCCGTCTTTTTCCAAAAGATAGCTGGTTTCCGTGATCTCTTTTAGCTTGAAGCTGCTCATGCCGTCTCCATCTTGAGCTGTCCCTCATATAATGCGCTCAGAGTAGGGCTGAAGTCATTCACGTTCTTTTCAATGCGTACCAAACCATTGATGTTGCAGAAACGCATGAGCGCTAGGCCCACTTGCTTCTTGGGTGGTTGGTTGACCTCGTCAATGATGGTACGATCAAACTTGTCTATGAGGTCCGGAGGCTGCTGCGTGAGGTCGATCAGCATGCGATTTCGCTCGTAATCGTCCCGCACTCTATGTTCTACGTTCTCGTGATCTAACCACTTGCTAAGCATGAGATTATTCCACGTATATCCGCGATTATGCCGGTCTTCAAAGGCTGCTTCCAGCTTGGTCTTGCGCACGCCAGGGAAGGCGCTCATGATGTTGTCACTGTCGTCGCCACGCATGCACTTTTCAAACAGCAGCCATTCGGGATTTGGCACGCTCATGGGCTTTCCCTGCTTGTTGACTGCTATCTTACCATCCTGATCATATATGCCTGTGTGAGTATAGAGCAAGCTGGCTATGCCATTGTAGAGTATGACGTTTTCTGCTATCAGCTGTTGGAAATCACTGTCACTAGAGATGATCACATGCTTGTCATCTGGATGCAGCTGTATCCAACGGGCGATCATGTCATCAGCTTCGCCGTTTGGATGGCGCAGCACCGTGCAGTTGGTCTTGGTCTTGATGAATTCGATGAACCCATCCATGCTCTCAAAGAAAACTTGATCTTCTTCAACTTCTCGCTGAGTGCGCTGCGCGGCTGCTACCTTGCGGTTGGCCTTGTATGGTGCATACACATCCTTGCGCCAGCTGCGACCTTCCAAACAAAACACCGTATGGCTACCGCCAAAATCAGTCCATACCTTCTTGATGCTGTTGAATATAATGTGCAGAGCCATGCCAAGCTGCAGCTCTGTGCTGGGCGCCTTGATGCCATGGCGCACTCTCATGAATAGGTTCTGAGTATCAATTATTAGATAAGTTGCCATGCTCGCCTCCATTTTGAGTATAGCATAGCTGCTGCCTGTGTCAACTGTTAAGATTTGCGCCAGTACCAACCGTCGTTGGCAACCATGCGCACCTGCTTGGCTGGGATGTCGTGTGCCTTGGCCCAGCTGGTTACTGCGAAGTTAACAGAGAATAGGTTGGCATCATGTCCAGCAACCAAGCCACCTGGACGCACTTTTGGAACCCAACTGTCTAGATCTGCCAATACCTGTTTCATGCTGTGACCACCATCTATGAACACGAAATCGTAAGCTTCGTCTTCCAGCATTGCTGCGGCTTTCTGGCTGTCTTCGCGTATGAAGTTAAACCTATCACCCATGAGTGGCATGTTGGCCTGCAGTATGGCGTAGTTGGCCTCTGCTTCTATGCGAGTGACCGGTTTATCCCAGTCGTGGTATGGTGCATAGTGATCCACGCCGGTGATGGTGGCGATGTTAGGACATTCAGTCAGCATGTACCAGCTGTTCATGCCAAGTCCTACTCCTATCTCGATACCAATGGCAGGATAGGGCAAGCTCTTGAGCTCGTCAAGCATGCCACGGCTGGCCTGTTGCCTGTATATCAAAGGCCATTCCGGGCTGTCAAAAAGTGTGGTAAGTGTCTGGTTCACACAGTATTTATGGTGTTAGCTGTGCTCAGTCTTGCCATCATCTCTGCGAATCCGCCGCACGTTGCTAACGAATTCTGGATCGGTTGGAGCCATCTCTGACAGGATGCTGTTGCACACATCGTTGAGCCAGCGATTGATCACGTCCTCATCTGTGCCCTGGTAGCTGTTGGATCGCAGCGATTGCACGAACGCATCATTGTAATCCAGCTCAAAGAAAGTCTTGCTGGGATCAACTGGGTCCCAGCTGATTTTGGGCATGGCCATGTATGGTTCATTCTTGAGGTCAGCGACCTTGCGTTCATGTTCTTGTGCGCTGATCTTATTGTGCTTGAGGTCTACATCCAGCTTGGCCAGTGCCAACGCAGTCTCGTCGGTGTTGCCTATCTCTGCCAATCTGGTATCGTGATCATATGCGCTGATCTTGCCATAGGCTAGATCGATATCTAGCACGCTCTTGGTGAACTCTGGGCTTGCTAGCCCATGCTCGATACGTGCCTTGGCCACGTCTAAGTCATAGCCGGTTAGGTAATATTCTGCTTCTGCTAGCTCTCGGCTCTTGCCCTTGAGCCCCCAGCTAGCTGGCAACCAAGAGAATGGAATCTTGCTCATGTTATCGTCCTATCACGTTGCTGAAGATCCAGCAGTGTATGCGAGCTGCTACATTGTAGCCGCGCTTGAGCGCTTCTTCTGTGACCCACATCTGCACGTCTTCTTGTTCTTCTCTGGTGGCACCAACTGGCATGATCCACACTGGCCAGTTCACATCTACAGCGCGGAACGCATCAACTGCACGTTCAAGCTCGTCCCAGGTCAAGGGATTCTTGTCAAGCACGAACTTGAGCTGACCAACGTTGCTGATCAAGCGATATTCTCGCACGATGGCTGGCATGATAGCATCGTCCCACTTTTCACCACTGGTACCCAGCTTGGGGCTGCAACTCCAGAACAGTTCGCCGTTGTACATGCCTTTGTTGGTGAAGAAATCTGTGAATGCCTTGCGAGGTGCTTGGGTGCCGTTGGTCTCGATGGTGATGTGTCGAGGACTGTCGTTCTGCATGCGCAGAGTCTGCATGATGTCCACGATGCCAGTCTGGCTCATCATGGGTTCACCGCCAGTGAATGCCAAATGCACGTCTTGTCCGCTGCGAGGATGTATGAAGCTGCTGCCCTGCAACCTGCTGCGGAAATCAGCGCAGATCTCTTCTGCTGTGCTCTGATGCGCTAGATGCCCATAGCGAGTGCTCCAGCTGTAGCTGCTGTCACAGCCAGTTGTCCACACAGGTAAGTCATCCATCTTGCTGATGTTGTTGGCCTTGGGATCATAGTCCAAGTAGTCCAGCTTGTAGGTGCTGGGATCTCTGGGATTGGCTTGTCCGAAGCCATTGCAGTTGAGATTGCAACCCCAGAAACGGATCCATACTGTTGGATGTCCGCCATAGCGACCTTCGCCCTGTATGGTTGGAGTGGGGCCTGCGTTGCCACCAAATATCTCGCTGTAACGGTACTTCTTGGCAGTGCTCATGGTTGCTCCTTGCTCAGCTTATAGATCATTATAGCTTGATCCAGCACTTCGCGCAAGGCTGGATTGGTTTCACTGGCAGCGACGATGTCATGCCACAGATAGAGATGCTCGTAGGGATCTGTTGGGTTACCCTTTACCAGATGGCGATCCATGTGTCCTAGCTCTCTGCCATAGACTGTGACGCCTTTGTCTGGGCTTTCGTATATCAATGGCATCAGGGACTAACAGGACCTTGTGGTTCAACCTTGCGCACTGTGATGTGCCCAGTGCTGTCGTCCACGTCCCAGTTGATGGTGTCGCCTTCTTGCCAACCAAGCTCTTCCATGAGATCATCGGGGAACTGCAGGAAAAGCTCGCCATTCTCGTCCTCTTGTATATCAACTACCATGGTGCGCTTGGTATCAGTCATCATTTACTCCGATGCCTAGTGTAGCTGGCGAATGATCCAAATATGGTTCGCCAGTCTTGCTGGTATAAAAATATGCGTCTTCATCGTTGATAGTGACCATGAGATCACTGTGATAGATGTCATAGTCAGTGAAGGTGCCGTCTGGTTGGTACACTCTGAATACCATAGATCCGCCTATGGGCAACAACACACCTGACATGCCATCGGCACTCACTGGTTTCGTCATCAGTCGTCATCCTTGCTCAGCGCACGCCAGACCTTGGCCTGCTCACGCATGTTCTCGTATTCTTGTTCCATGTGCCTCAGCTTGCCCAACGTGACTTCCATGATGGCTGAGATAGCAGCATCAACTGCGTCATCGTAGGCATCGCCAAGCTGGCGCATGGGTTCGTAATCGCTTTCTAGGCTGCGGTCTCGGCGCATGATACCCATGAGGCGTTCCAAGCGTTCAAGGCGTGCAAACACGCCGTCATCGGCATTACTACTGCCACCTTGGAAGATATCACCATCTGCGCTGATGCGCATGACTTCTTTACCGCCGATACCTGTCCAACTAGTCGCACCACCTGTGTTGGTAGTGAGCACTTGATTGGCGTAGCCCGTTCCCCCGCCTGACACCGTTATGTATGGTGTAGTGGTGCTGGTATAACCAGCACCCGTTGATGTTAATGTGATTGCGCCAACCCCACCACCGCCACCTCCGCCGATGGTAGCGGTAGTGTAGCTTCCTGTGGTGATGTTTGTGAGTGGAGAAACTGTTCCTATCGCTGCCATGTTAATACCTCAGGCTGTGCTGCATGATGATGCTTGTAAGCTCTGGTCCAAGCTCAGCATCGTCGCGCACGATGTAGAGATCGCGTTGGTGTTCACCGCGGCGCTCATCCCAGTTGCTGATCTCTATGACCTTGCCACCATGCGCAGCGTGAATGCGTAGAGTAGCTGCTCCTTGGCTGCTTAGCTCATGACCATTGCCTGCTGCGCTGCCTGCCACAGTCTTGATCAGCCTTGGATTGTCGTCGTAATTGTCCCAGGCTTTCTTGGCTTGCCGTTGGAACCACTTGTCAAACCATTTCATTTTGTCACCTTTTGCTAGCCTCGTCTATAAAGACTTGGTTGAAGCTTGTACCTTTTATATCATTACCCCAAGGTTTCCAACTGTGTCTACCATCTGCAGGATAGGTCTTGAGCATGTCTACTTCTCGCACTAGCTTGTCAACCATGCGTTTCAGTTCCTGTGCCTCTTTGCGGCTGTCTTCAAAACTTAGCCACATGTGACGGAACGGTCCAGTGTTCTTGCCTTCTGGGTCGTTGGTCAGTGCCACCATCATCACTAGGCTGTTCAGTGCCTGCTTGACCTGCGGATTGTCACTGCCCAGTGCCGCATCGAACACATTGATCATGTTTTGAAAATCTGTTTCAGCATGAGTCATATCAGTTCCTCGTTCCACTCCCTGTGACCTTCGCGGAAAGCCATGTTGGCCTGTGTCTCGCGCACTTCCACGCGATAGCACCATAAGCGTGCTGCTTCTCCTGGTCCCCAGAGATCTGGGATGTACACGCCGTTCACGTACTTGTACAGCATGTCAGCCAGACCTTCGCAGCCTAACTTGGGCAGGATAGTCAGCTTGGCCAGTTTCTTTGATTGCAACAGCTTGAACGTATCCATCTCAGGATCATCTTCAGCCACCAACAGCGTGTGATCAAACTGGTCTTCTAGGATCTTCTTGAGCTCCTTGAGACCGCCGTAGTCTGCTGCCCAGTTGCGCACATCCAGGTTGTCAGTGCCGAAGTAGAACTTCATTGAGAAGCTGTAACCGTGTATCATGTTGCAGTGGCTATCTGCTCGCCACTGGCGATAAGCGCAGGGAAATGCGTCGTGGTATTCTTTAGTGCTGGTGTACTTGTAAGTTACTGGTGTCATGGTCGTGCTCCTATGTTAGTGTACCATAGGCTGCAGAATTTGTAAAGCGGGGTGAAGCCGTAAGCGCCGCTTGTCATACTTATCTTGGTGCGAATTCCTGTTGCAGCTTGATGTTGTCAAAGAATTCTTTCTTGGTGCTCTGATCTGTAAAGAACGCACCGCGCAGCACAGTGGTCTGTGTCAAACTAGAATGTGCCATTAGGCCCCGATTTTCGCAGCATCCATGGGAAGCTTGGATGTACACTCCCACGTTCTCTGAGTCAGTGGCCCTCATGATCTCCTTGGCAATGTCGTTGCACAGCTCTTCCTGCAGCGTACCGCGACGTGCACACCACTGTGCTATCCTGCTGTACTTGCTGAGACCGATCAGCTTCTGTGCTGCGATGATGCCAATGTAGGCCACGCCACTCACTGGCTGATGGTGATGGCTGCACACGCTCTTGAGCTCGCTGCGAACCACCAACATGCCTTCGTAGCGTTCTGCGCTGTCATTGGGAAAGCTAGTTGCCTTTGGTGCAGCGAAATATCTGCCACTCATCAGCTCTTTAACATACATCTTTGCCAACCGTCGACCAGTATCGTGGCTGTTGGGATCGTTCTCGCGATCAATGATCAAGCTGTCCAGCACTGCGTCAAAGCGTGCATTTAGCTCATCGATCAGTTGATCAGTTTCACCTGGTTCTATGTATGCGCTGATGTTGTCGTTAGCATTGAAGCTTGCACCAGCTGCTTTGATTCGCTGGCGTATCTTATCACTGATAGTCAATGTTTATCTCCCGATGTTGACGCAGTGGGTTGCGTATGTGATTGTAATCTATTTAGGCGGTATGCGCAACTATAGTTCTGCTGTGCCTGTCCATGCATATTCATGATAGTCGCCATGGCCATCCACAAATCCACGCATGTCTGCCGTGACTCCTGGATGGTTAGATATAGGCGGAATCGCTCCATATCCTTGCTGATAGCCGCCATTGGGACCCATGCTGATTGATCCAGACGCTCCAATGGCACCAGTTGCACCTGTGGCTCCTGGCCAGCTCAGCTGACCCATGCTCAGAGTGCTGATGTCAGCTGTGGTCAAGGCTGAGATCTTGCCCATGCGTTTCATGATGTCATCAGTGTTCATGGTCATGCCAAAGCCGTCCTCGTCACGCTGCTGCCATATGGTGCTGGTCGTAGCATCCTCTTCGTTCATGATCAGACCAGCCATCACAGGATCAATGCCATCGTCTATCATCTTGGTGATGACCTGCCTCATGTTGGCCAGCTCGCGAGTGATGCGAGTGCGTTCTTCCTGCAGTTCCGTGCGACGCTGTTCGTAGGCTCTGCGATTATCCTCGTACTCCTGCTCGCTGGCTTTTAGCCGGCCTATCATCTTACGATAACGGCCAAAGTAGCTGTCCATGGCTTCTAGGCGCTGTGTGTCGTTCATGCTTGTTCGTCCTTGGAATAGGCAGCCCAGGGCGTGAACACCTTGCGATCCATGAGATCATGTAGGCTGTGCACCCACACTCCTGGATTGCTGGCTTTGAAACCTGTGTCATCGATCTTCACGCAGGTGTTGTAGTTGCCCAGTGAAATATAAGGTATCTTTACCGATATCTGCGGGATGAACTGATTGTGGCTAATAGCACTCATCTCAGCCACACCTAGCCAATGTTCCACGTCAAAATCCAGCGTGACCCAGTATCCTCGATCCAGCAGTGACACGCAGAGATCATCCCAGCTCTTCCAAACCATGTAGTCATCATAACCCTTGACCTTGAAGCTTTGATTGGCACCAAGATAGATGTGCTTGCATACTTTGAACTGTGCCATCTTGTCGATGTCGTCCACGTCTTGACGACCAACGACAAACAGCGTAAACGCACCTTTCATGGGTGTATTTTCTACTTCAATGCCAGTGAAGAAGGTCACGTCTGTCTTCACACCGTCTATGTAATCTCTTTCCATCACTTGGTACCTTTCATCCAATCTGGTGAGTGACCTGGCACGATCTCGCTGCGCACGAAGAAGCGTTGTCTCCCCTTGCTCCAACGCAGCATGAACAAGTATCTACCCAGCCGCAGCTTGAAACCAGCGCTGCTTGGATCGCTCAATCTATAGAGATTGATACCATTCCTTACGGTCTCGCCTTCCCCTGTTAGGTATATCATCACATGTTCTCCACGTCGTAGCTCACTTGGTTGTCGGCATCCATGCCTGTGATCTTCTGCAGCATCTTCTCATGACGCATGATCAGATCCATGGGACGTTCTGATGTGAAGATGTCTTCACAGAGATCCTTGAACTCCAGCAGATCTGGTGTCAGCAGTTCCTTGGCCTCGTGCATGGGCAGATCCTGCGCCATGTTGGCAGCCTGTATGGCATTGATGTGCAGCTCTGTGTTGTGGTTCATGGCCAACAGGTAGCTGAAACCATCCATGCTGCTGGGCCACTTCTCCTGATACTTGCTGTGTGCATCTGCGAACCGATTGGTACCTAGGTCAAACACGCCGCCGTTCTCGTGGCTGTGTATCACGTATTCCTTGTAGGCCTTGGTCCACTTGAATGGATCGTTGGCCCGGCCTTCTGGAGTTGTAGCCCAGTAGCCGCTTTCAATCTCTTTCTTGGTGAACGCTACCTTCTTGCTTTCAAGGTCATCGTAGCCTCGAATGCAGATGTCACCCACTGATACCTGATCACCGATGCGGCTGCGCACTGGTACCAACTTCTTGGGCAGATTCTCCATGATCCAATCGTTCAACAGCTGTGGATTGTTCTTCAGTTCTTTCTTGTCTACGATTGGACCACCCTTGAAGCCCACGTTGTCTGGGCTCAGCTCGTGTCCATAGTACATCTGGCCCTTGGCAGTCATCACGAACGGTGATGCTGCGTCAAAGCTGATGGTCAGCTGATCATCTACATGCTTGCGCAGCGTGCGCTGCAGCGTGGTCAGAGCACAGCCAGCCTTGATCTTGCCATTGCCTAGATAGTGCAGCCATTCGCGTCCTGCTAGATAGTTCTCGTCGCGCATGATGATCAAGCGCCGCAGGTTGATGGTGAAGTTAGAAGCCTGCACGTTGGAGAACGCCCAGCTCTCAAATGGCAGATCCTTGGCAGCATCCCACCAGATGTCGCCTTCTTCCATGTTGCGTCCCTGTAGGACGTTGAGGAACTTGGTGGCACCTTCCTTGCGATTCTTGATGAAGAAGTTGTGGTTGTCCAAGCTGCCAGTCAAGCAGTCGTTAAAGCTCTTCAAGCTGGGATGCAGGCTCTCGCCCGTGACTGGATCAAATCCGTACTTGACCAACGCATAGGTTGGCCAATCTAGCACCATGCTGTAGTCTGCTGTAGCTTCCAACCAGCGCAACAGCTTGAGCCTCACGTCATCCTTGTCGTTCTGATGCTCTTCTGGCGTCTGCTTGCCCTTGGGATACCATGGATACTTCAGCACGCCTGTGGCTGCTTGGAAGCCGCCGCTGTCGCCCAGCAATACCGTGTTGGCACGATCGCGCTGTTGCACCATGCTTTCCTGTACCCAGCTTTCCTGTGGATCCAGAATAGCATGGCCTGCTGAATACAGAGCAACTGGATAGTAGAACAAGCTGTTGGCTGGATCAAGGAAGTTGAGATCCTTGAGTCCTTGTGGCAGGCCCTCTGGCATCTTGTCGCGCATGTTATATTCAACCATGCTGACGATCTTGGCATAGATCATGCTGATGCTGGGAAGGAACAGCGCATAATCGCGCTGTGTTACAGCCATGTTCCTGCACTTGTCATTGAAGGTGAGGTGGTCAGTGTCAAAACTGAATCGTTTGAAATCTTTGTTCATGTATCAGTATGGCCTATGGTGGTGATCTTGTCAAGCACGAACTAGCTCTTGGATCAAAGGAGTTGCTGTGAAGAACTTGGTACCAACCTGTTCAGCTTCTGCTGTAGCATGGCTAGACAAGCTGTTGCGGTTCATGAGATAGCGTATGTGCGTGATCAGCTTGTCCTTGTTGGCTTGATAGCTGTCCCAGTTCTTGGTCCATTCGTTGGGATAGCACTCGCTCCACATCTCTGTGTAGCTGAGCCTGTTTGGTACCATGGGATATGTGCCAACCAGTGCTGCTTCATACATCGAGATACCTAATGTCTCCTGTAGGTTTGCACTGAACGCGATCTTGCTTTCTGCTAGATGCTGATGGTATTCATCCTTGCTGAGCTTCTGCTCCTGTGCTATGAACCATTCATATTCTGGCATGGCTTCTGCTAAGTCTTTGAATATCTCCAGCTGCTTCTCTGGTGCCAAGCGATGCGGGAAGATGATCTTGTCTCGCTTGGTTGTGCCAGCAAACGGTACCAGCAATGGCTTCATGTATTCCATGGGCCAACCAGTTAGCTTGAGACGGTTGATCTCAGAGTCTGGACAGCCAACGATGAACTCTTCGGTCTCATCTTCAGAAAACATCGGCTCGACGCCTAGCAGCTCACGCAGAAACATGTTGCTGTGGAATCGCGTGGCAAACCAGTTGGTGTCATAGGTATAGAACATGCTAGATTCGGCATTGCGTACCCAGGGCTTATCACCAACTAGGCGCCCTAAGAAGTCCTGCGGATCATAGCTGCCAGCATGCCAAAGCCCGTGGATCTCGATCTTTTTGCCAAGCAATTCAGCCATGTAGCGCAGCTGGATCACCGTGGGGTTCCACGCGTCTGTGTAGAGGAACTTGTCGCCGTCCTTGATCTTGTCCTCACGGAACAGCTGCGCGATGATACCCAGTTGGCTGCTCTTGTAGATGTTGGTAGCACCAAAATCCAAGAACGCTCCAGGAGTTGGTGTAGCTGGGACATCGTCCCCTTCGATGATTGCCACGTTGTCCACACCTGCACCGTCCAGCAAGATTGGAATGTGATCATACCATTGGCGAGTATAGCGTGTATCAATTGGTTCGATGGGGACGACGTACACTGTCATTATTGAGCATCCCATTTAAGTATACAGCCGTTTTCTCCGTCTTCAGATACCTCAATCCATATCTCACGACCTGGCCACTTATCTATTATCTTCTCATATAGTTCTTCACTAATCATCTCACAGCTGCGATAGTTTAGCTGTAAAGTTTTTTGATCATATAGCTTCTCAAGCCATCTTTTTGCCTGTAAAAATTCCACGTCACGGTCATTGTGCGTCACTGAGATCCATACTTGGAACTCAAAGATATGGCGATGTGGATAGCCCAAGAAACTGACGTCATATTCGTCGCCTGTGGCCAATGCTGGATCCGTCAGTGCTGCCGGATACTTGTGGATACCTTCTTTTTGAAATTGAACAAAAATCATACGTTTTCTAGGAGTTGTCATCATGGGTCCTTTTCATTTGTTGTGCTAAACGTCTAGCTTCCGACCAAGGTTGTCCTTTGATTGGACCAGTTTTTTTTTGATTTAATGACGCAATCTTTCTGGCATCTGACCAAGGTTTACCATGTAATGATGCGCTCTTCTTAGCAGAACTGTCAAGGCTCATTGTCGAACCTAATCGGGCCAACCTTAATTTCTCTTTAGTTTCTTGATTATGATTTTTACCAGCCATTCCGCTGATACCGTATGTTCCGTTGGCTTTTTTGGTATCACTTATTTTTTGGATTGTTTCTGGTGACAATTTTTTACCAAGATGTGATTTTGATAAATTTTCTCGGTGTTCTTTAGATTTAATCCTACCTTTCCATGAAGGTGGTCTAGCATCGTCTACTATATTGGTTAATATACCTGTTCCATCAATAATTTTACCATATTGTCTAATGAACTCTGATTCTTGATCATATGCTTCTCTCTCATCTTGGATGTTTTCTAATAATATATCGACTCTGGGTTCTAGTCCGGATTTACGCAGGTCACAAATATGTTTCCATCGTAGTCTATTTTCTTTTCCGCGTCTATCAGACAAATGGTCTTTGTGTCTATTATTAGAAGTTTTACCCTTACCTACATAAAATGGTAAATTTGTAATTGGATCAATTAGCGCATACACATAATACATGTTGATACTCCTACATGTATTTATTAGTGAAATCTCACCCAGATCATTCTCTTGCGCGGATCAGTCATGTGTTATCTCCTATGCGATACAAGATGATAACATAAATCAGAGATTTTCACAAGTGCTTTGGTTGAGCTGCATTATACACGTCGATGAACTGGCTGACTGCTGTCCAGTTTGGTTCCAATTCTAGAGCATCCACCATTTTGTGATATGTTTCGTAGCTTGTGTCCTGATCAAACAGTGATTGGAAATCCAAACTGAATGCACACGGATCTGTCCTATGGTATTCATGCCAACGGCGTGTTTTTTCCAAGCTGAATTCCCATTCTTCTGCTCGCAGTTGGTCGGTTACCGATTCTATTGGTATTTTTTCGTACTCGGCTATCTGCAGATCTAACATTGGTGTGTTTGGGTATTGCTCATGCCAATGATGCCATCTTGGAGGCGGCTGCAATTCCCATTTGGCCCATAGTAAGCGCAGTGCCAGTTCTGGATCGCCGGTTACTGCAACAGGCCTGCAGCCTGGCATCAGCTGCAAAGCATGTATTGATCGTATGTGGTCAGCGGTGACTATGCGCCTAGTTTGCAGTCCTTGTAGCAGAGGTATTGGGTCATATCTGCT